CTTACTTCTTCCTTTATTAATAATTTATTTCTAAGTTCATATTCAAAAACTGATTTTGTTAAAATATCAATTGAGTAACTATTAACAGCATTATAATCTGTATATAGCTTTTTTTGCATATTATGCATCCCTAGAAATAAAATGAATCCTAACTTTTTCAGGCGAAAAATATTTGCCTACTACTTCTACAACAGTGTTTTCATCAAATGGTTTGCATGAAAACACGTCAAGGTAGAAATTTCCATTCTTATCAACGAAATGACCAGTGATATTTGACGTCTCAATCATTTGGCAAAATGATATTCCAGATTTTGAAAGATCATGGGTGGCAAACCTCTCAATCCAAGGTTCACCGAATGCTTTCATATCTATAGCAACAACTAATTCTTTTATAAAGTTATAAACATTATCTTTTGAAGAGATTTTTGCCAAGTCACCACTTGAACAATCTAACAGAAGATGATAACCCCACGTATCTTTCATTTTATTCTCCTTTACCCCTTAGTTTTATTTACTAAGCGCGCAACCCATGCCGGTTGTGAAAGGAAATTCCAGCCAATAATCAAACCGGCAACAAATCCCCATACGAATGTAGACGTAATAAGACCCCATATTGCTTCTAACATTTTATTTCTCCTTTTTTCTGATTAATTCGTATGAAACAAGTTTTTCAACCCATTTTTTAATTGAAATATCATAATATTTTATTTGATACTTGTCAATGAATTCATGTAATAAAATACACTCAACCCAATATTTATTATTTCCTGATATAAGGAGATATTCCCACATCACTATGCTCCATTATGTGGTTCCCAATAACATAGTATATCACCCCATAGATTTATACATGCCCAATATTTACCATCTGGTGAAGTCTGAACTCTTGGATGAGGTATAATTGCTTCAATGTATTCTTGATAAGGCATGCCTGCTGAAAACGTTTTTTTCCATTCTTCTTCGTTCATGGGATTACGAAACTTTACATATACGCCCTGAGGAGAAACTGCACGGATGAGAGTCTTTTCATCGATGCTTTTGCAATCAGATATACCACAACAATTCATCTTTGTTACTGGATCAACTTCGGTGCCGTTTCCCCACCAGTCGTGAGCAAACGCAGGAGTCATCATTAAAAGTGATGCTATTATATGTTTCATATTGGTATCTCTGGATTAGATAAAAATTCTTTCATCTTTAAAATGAATTGATCAGTTATTTCAAAATCTGCGAATACTTTACCTATACACATAATTTCTGGAAGTTTAGTCATATCTGGTTGCAGATACCAGATTTCAATTGCTCTTTTTACTTTAGGAGAATAAATTATTTCGACAACTCTACCTTCAGTTCTTTTTCTTAAAAAGGGAACATAATCGCCGCTCTTCACAATACTCATAGCATGTAAAAATGGTAAGCATGTGGGAGATTCTTCGGACAATAGCGGTTTATTTTCTTGAGCAATTGCTATTCCACTTATTAGCAACAAGACTGCAAAAAATTTAAACATTATATTTCCTTTTAATAGATGAGGGGATATTTTTCATGCGCCTCCCCTCAGGCGACAAGATGGTGGACTTCTGTTTCCACGTGTCCACCAAACGCATGTTAGGCCGCTAGGGCGTAACGAGGAGCAACATTATCGTTGGCACCTATGGTTTTTGACCTATAAGGCGGTCATCCCGTTATCTCCATCTCTGCATCAACGTCCGTCGATCCTATTGCGCCCCCATCAAAGATACACTGAGAAGCTCATCCCTGGTTCGTCCTTCTACCCAGCGATTGCTTGAAGGATGCTCAGTGTATCTATGGTGGAGGCGTCGGGTACTGCCCCCGAGTCCGATCCGTCTATCATCGACTTCATCGATAACAATTCTATTTATTACTTTTCTACTAGTTCACCTATACGTTTAAAAGGAATAGGGTTACCATCCTTATCAAGGATAATCTTTCCATCTACTTCGCCGACCATCTTCACACCAGTTCCATATGCAATTGGTGTAACAATCTTACCATCAAGCATTCTGACCCGGTGTCTACCACCATCACCTTTACGCTGCTTTACACTTGCCATATTATTCTCCTATATTACTTTTAGAATGATTGTGTTTTCATTTATTCTGAACGCTAAAGGTGCTTCACTCTTAGCTTCATCCATAAGTTTTCTCAATACTATTTTACCACCATTAAGAACTTTGTCAACAAAATATTCGGGCTTTCGTCCGGTTCGTTTAGTAACAGATGTTTGTTCGTCATAACCTATGATAGACGAACGGTTAATATCTAAACCCGATGGTCCTTGAGCTCTAAACACTGTTAGAGTCTTATATTTAGTGTTGAAAGTCCAGAGTTCATTAGCACCTACAATTCGCTCAGGTGGAAGAGAAGCAATCTTATATTCTGGACTTTCTTTTTGGAACTTGAAATTCTTTAACTTCTTTTCTACGGAAACGGTCTTCTTCTTTCTAGGAGCGCGAGTCTTCTTAACAACATCACCATATCTCTCGCAATCTTCAATCATGGTGTTGAAAAACTTTATTCGTGCTTCAAGTTGTTTCTTATTTAGATGTTTATAACCTTCTTTAAGATCAGGCTCTTTTCCTTCATGTGCTTCACACAACTCGATCAACCATGGCCTATAGAACTCGGCGATCTTAGGTGCATACATCGCCGGAACTTCGTTAGCCTTAAGCCAATCATAAAGAGAGAATTTCATATCACCACCCTTGAAGATATGTTCATCAACAATACCTTCAATCTCTCCGATTAGATCCGAAGCTTTGTCCTTTATCTTCTGCTGAATGCTTGGTGCTTCTTTCTTTTCTTCGGTGGTTTCTTCTACTTCATCTTGTGCTTTAGCTAAAGCAATCTTTAGAGATTTCTCTAGAAAAGGTTTTGATGATTCTGGAAGAGAATAACCACGGTTAATAAGACGTGCAATCCATGCAGCTGTGGTCGGAATCCAAGTATCTTTTACTCTTTTAAAGGTTTTTAATTCTTGCGTTCTAGCTTGATTTTTAAGGTAAGTCTCTAGGTATTCTCTTGCATCTGGAATGTTACACATATAATTATACCAAGACAGGGCTTGGACATATTGGATACGAGATGCTTCACCAATAAAAGATGGCTCGTCACCGAGATATTTAAAGTTCACCAAATACTGTTCGGTCTTTGTCTTACGAATAGTCTTAGGTTTACGTTGAATAACAGTGCGACGAGCCATATCTTTTCTCCTATTATCTATAATAATCTAAAACTATATAAATGTCAATTAGAAAATATTTTAAGGACGGCAGCTATTTTGGCCACCGCCCTTAATTAATTTAGGTCGCTTCAGCCATTTCAAGAGCAGTCTCAAGAGCTTTATTCTTAAGAGCTCGGTTAGGACCAAACCACGCCGAAGTCATGCGAGTGTCATCGTTACGGCCAAGAAGGTGATCAGTCATATAAGTAACTGCATTAAAAGGCTGCCACCAAGTTCCTTGTGCATATTCTGCACCAGGCTGAGTATCAAGGATACTCATAGCAAGGGTTGCATTACGAGACAATTCTTTCTCATCGTTCTTCTTTGCACCAGTCACCGGGAAGATACGCTGAAAGTACTCGACGATGTTTTCATTCTTAGCTTTCTTAGAGCCAAGAAACTGAGCCATCTCCTTGTACTTAACTAGCTTCTCAGTAGCAATACCAAGCATCTCCTTAACTTCATCAGGTTCAAACTTAGTGCGGTGAGAAATACGCACCATCTTTTCAACCTTAGAGTTAAGTGAAAGAGTCAAGGTGTTATTGCAAACAACACGAACAGGAGTGAAGCGAACGTCAGTGGAGCAACCATACCGATGAAAGTTAGAGAAGAGGAGATAGGAATCAACCTGATCTCCCTTGAACAACTCAAACGAGTCCTTAACCTTAGCAAGCCCCCAAACGATCTGGCCATCGCGAAGAGAACCAGCGGTATGCATCTCCATGTTACCTGACATCACGAACTCATTAAAGAACTCAAATGCTTCGGAATTCTGAACTTCATTCCAGTCATCAGAAACAACATCAAGAACCTTATGATCGCGATCTCGAACAAGAGCAGACTTGCCAATGAAGACCTTATTACCATTAACTTCAGAATAAGCAGGTACCTTATAGACATTCCAATCCAAACCAGCAGCTTCAAGCATCTGATCTGGAGTCAGATCAGCAGGAACCTTAGTTCCAAGACCATGCCAAGGTACTTCCCCGGCATAAGCCATCTGAGCCTTATCATCAATCATTTCAATCATGTGAGCCATAACATTTCTCCGTTTGATTAGCTTACTTATATATAATATCAAATCTGCAAAAAATGTCAACTATTTTTATGAACAAAATATCTCATTGACGCGCTTCAAATAGTGAAGCTTTTCTTTAATGAAAATTCTTGGTTCTTCATGATCAATAGCCATGATTATAACTATCTGTGGAACGTGAATCTCATATCTCTCTTCAACCATCAGAGCATATGCTGTAGCTTGTAAGAAGTAGCTCTCAATATCTTCTTCTTTTTTGATTCTTTTAGAAGTCTTAAAGTCTACTATAGAGTTCCAAGAATCATACTGGCATATTAAATCTGCAGTTCCGGCAGCCATTAACTTTGTTGAATATAAGAAATGCTCGAGCCCATAAATTATTCCAATTTTTTCATCTAATATTGATTGGATTCCTTTGAACATACTAAGAGTCGTTGGCATCGATTTTGAAACATAATCTTCTCCAAGAAGATATTTCTCGCATATAGTATGAAACTGTGTTCCTCTTACAGCTGCTTGAGTAGATATTTTGTTTGCGGTTTCTTCTCCTACTCGTTTTCTCCACTCATATAGATAAGTCTTATCCATCTTCTCACCAAGAATAGATGTTACAGACTTAAACTTTTCTCCTTCAAGAGAAATATAATATCGAGTACCATCTATATTTTGACGCTCGAGTTTATTCTTTGGTAAAAGTTTGAATTCAAACTGTTTACGTGACGATTGCAAGCTGGTCTTTAACAACAATATATTCCTTCACCATATCGGATCTAACGATATCTTCAATATCAAATTCAATGAAAGAAAATGATTTCATCTTATTGATGATTCTCATAAATTCTTTCAGACCATTTTTTTCGTGTTCTTTAGTAAAATCAGACTGTCTGAAATCACCGCAGAAAATAATTCTGCAGTTCTTACCAACGCGAGTAATTACAGAGTCTAGTTCATGTAACGTTAAATTTGCTATCTCATCCACAATAATGATAGAATCATTGATAGTGATGCCACGAATAAAAGATGTGCTAATAAAGTCGATAAGATTTTTGCTTTTAAGTACTTCATAGGCGTCTCCTCTTCCAAATAGTTCTGTGCAAATTGAAGAATATGGCGCTTCGTATACTCTTGATTTTTCTTTATTATTACCAGGTAAGAAACCAATGTCTCTTGTTGGAACTACAGATCTGACAATATAGATTTTTTCATAAGATGAAGCGCCAGAAATTAATTCTCGTAATGATAGGTATAGAGATATAAAGCTCTTACCTGTTCCGGCAATTCCATGCAATAAAAGATTTTTACCATCTTTAAATGATTCAAAAGTTTTATATTGATTTCTTGTTAATGGATTTATATCTTTTAATCTAAAATTGAGTTTAAATGAAACATTATTATTTTCGTCTAAGATTCCTTCTTGCCTTAATATTCTTTTTTCTCTTTTTGATAGTCTCTTAGCCTGTTGCATGATTTCTCTTTTATTTTTAGAACGTGTTTACATTACTACCTTTATTTGTTTTCTTAACATTTTTAAGAATATCTCTAAATGCAGAGTCGGGTTTTCGCAGACCTAAACGAGTTGGATCCGCGATGTTCAATATAAACACTTGTTGCAAATTTGGGTTTTCATTAATGAAATTCTCTAGCTCAGAGTATGACATAACAACATCAAATTCTTCTTGAGATTCTTTGTTCATAAACTTATAAGTAGGCATTATCGTTTAATCTTGTGATAAGTTTGTACATATGAATATTCATCTTCTTCTGTAAGAACACTAATATCTTTTGTTTTCAGCGCTCTTTCAAATCTTTTTAATTCTCTTTTATTTACTCGATTTTTAGGATTGTCATAAAAATCTTCTTCTTCATCATCATACGAATAATCGTTCTTCTTGAACTTCTTTATATTATTTTTACTCATTGATTAGTCCTGGAAAGGTCTCCTTGATTAGTGCTTTATTAATTCCTTTGTAAGGAATCTTTTTATCTTTTACGTTTATCATTAAATCCGCGTCTTTTGGATCTAACGATTCTAGAAAATTAATGAATAACATTTCTCTTTTTAGAGGTGTAAGATTTGGATTTCCACCTTCAACAAATAGATATAATTTTCTTGATTCACTATATAGCATTCCATGCCCATCAACAAATTCGCTTCTTTTATATGGTGGTGCACCTTCAGGAAGTAGAAATTTTATCGATGGATCATATGCATATCTTAAAATATTTCTTAGAACGCTATTATCATTACCTCGAAGAAAATCTATCTTTTCTTTTTTTGTTTTCATATTTGATGCTCTATCAAGTATTTCAGAAATACTAAGACGCATTAAAAATCTCCTATATGTTCAATCAAATTTTTAAGTTTATTTTTTACAAAGTAATTGAATAGATCTTTTTTATCTTTATTACTTTGTTTATAATATTCATTCATAACTTTTTCTTTTATTTCTACAGGAATCATTGAAAGATCAATCAACTGTTTATTACGAGAATAATTTCTTAGCATTCGCGAATCACAAAATTCTTCAGGGTTTTTAGTAACCCACTCAACGAGCTTTTTAGAAGTGATAGGTGTTTGACGGATTCCTACTACAAAACAATCGTCTTGTGAAAGAAAGTTAGGAACACCATCACCTGCATCACCACGCATAATATGCTCCTTTAGATATAGAGCAGGATCATTATGATGAATTTGTTTTTTACGAACAGGATCATACTGCTTGACGTTAGAATATGTATGAAGTTGAATGAAATCTTTATCGCCGGAAACAATCAGAATCTTTTCACCAGTATTTAATGGTGAACCAAATTCTGAAACAAGTGTAGCTATGACATCGTCTGCTTCTGCAGATTCAATATTAATTACACGATAAGGAAAGAAATTTTTCAACTCTTCGCGAATTTTATTCATAGTTTCGAAAATAGAATTCCAATCTAGTTCTGATTTCTCGATATTCTTTTTACGATTAGCTTTATAATAAGGGAAAAGTTTCTTTCTCCAATAATTTTTATTGTCACATGCAATGATCATTTCACCGTATTCGTCCCTAAATTTAGAATTATAGGAACGAAGAGAATTCAGAACCATGTGCCTAACCATATTTTCTTCAAGAGAAGCATTAGTATGCTTACCAATTTGCATAAGAAGATTGGAAATCATAACTTGGTTCAGGTCTACGATAATCATAATTTAGTCCTCAGTCGTTTACTTCTGTAGATTGTACAATATTTTTCACAACAAGTAAACCGTTATCTTCAATAGAT